ATATAATATCCTATTAAGTGACTTATGTCAAGCCACCATTCTTTTTTTATTCGCTGACGTTGTAGCCTCAAAGTCAGAAGAATCAATAGCAGGTAGGCACATATCTGGCTCTACCCAATAATGTTCTCTAGCCCTTACAGCAGTATATCTGGTAAGAGGCTGACCACTTTGTGCTCTAGTCAGTTCTCGGTGGAACAATCGTAGCCAATCACGAACATGAATACCTATACCATAGTATCGCCTAGTCCTGCCATTACCCACATCTTTTTCTATTGAAAGAGCCCAATGTGTTCCTGCAGTTCCTGCATCATGAGACATATAAACGACTTCATCAATAGTGAAGTCGATATGTTTTGGGTGGTCAGCATTCTTGTAATAGTACTGATAATCTGTATGATTATTTTCGCCATTAGTATTGAACTCGTGAGACCACATTATGCACCTACACTTTCTTTAGGTGTTACAACAACAGCAACAGTATCGGCAAGTTTTCTTGCCTCCATGTCTTGTTGGATAACACTTTGAGATATAGATGATAAAGCCAAAGCTGTACCTGTGCCTGCAATCTTATGTCGTACATTGGAAGCCTCAGACCATATTTCTTCTACTGCCTCAAGTGTCTTGGAAGAACGAATAAGTTCTGCATATGCCTTGAACTTTTCTTTCATTTCTTCATAGTGCTTATGCCATTTGAGACGTACTCGTTCTAATGCAGATAGGTACTTCTCAAACACAGCCAACTCATCTGATGTAACAAGTCTAGCTCGTTGATGACATGAGTGCCTACTCTTTGGAACAGTAAAAGACATAGCCATATCATTGTCCTCAAAGAACTTTTTTTGATATGCGTCTATCTTATCTTTTATACCTCGTATTTCTGTATGATATGTAGTCATGCGTTTACCATTGTAATCTTTTTCGTTTTCATCAACGTACTTGTATTTGATTACATCAATACCATTAGCCACCATATCTTCGTAATACATGGCAATCAAGTCATCTCTTGATAAACTACCTATCTCACGCTTTGACGAGCCATAATTATAGTAATAGCCATACCCTTTACAAGCAAAGTTTGTGTAAACAGAACGCTCATCACGCCTAGCATTGTAATTATCATTAGCCATATCATCTCTATCAGTAAACCAAAAGCATGACTCCTCTTCTGTTGCGTCATACTTTGATAATACATCTAGGTCTGATTGAGGTGTAGCATTGCCAACTATTTTAGTTACAATCTTTTTGATTTCTGGAATAATATCCTTGACCTCTTGGATTGCTTTTTGTTTTGGCTCAGACCACTTACTAGGTGTCTTAGCTATCTGCTCTTGAGCATACGTATACAATATAGGTCTGCTCGTAGTTTGATTTAACATTGTTTTTTTAGCCATTTGTTTTCCTTTCGTTAAATGGTTAATATAAGTATATAATATACTAATTGACTTCTTATGTCAAACTAGTTGAACTTACTTGTAAGATTAGCCATATATTCTTGTATAACTTCGGCTATATCTTCTTTGTTTATAAATCGTTCCCAATCATCATAACTTGCGTCTACATGACTGAGAACAGATTTTAATTCTAAATTACCTTTGTTAGCATGTATCATAGGTAGACTTTCATATATCTCATCAATCATTTCTTCACGCTTTTGTTCTGCGTAATGTTCCCATCTTAAATCAGTCATATTATCCCCATTGTTCTGCCATTGCTTTTGCAATGCCTTTAAAAGTTTTACTTGCGTCTTTGCCATTATGTACAAAGCCACGATTTAATTTTTGCCCTCGTTTTTTACCACCCGTATTAGATGGAAGCAAAGGCTTATAATCTGATACAATATCAGTTGGTTTTAACTGTGGCAAATTTTTAAGCCACAATAAAGTTCTTTTACTAAAGTTATGCCCATATTCATAGGGTTGAATTGCTTGCGTTGGCTTTGGAAGATTAAATATTTTGAAAGGCGTTGGATTTTCTACTGCAATTTTTTTTGCTTTTGCATTTATAAATTGCATAAAAAACTTCTTTCCTTGCAATCCTTTTTCATATCTATCTTTATCAAGCTGCCCTGCCTTTGGATACAACCACCTAGCCCCTGCTCTTGATAAATAAGTACAAGGTGGGTGTGCAATTAACAAATCCCAGTCTTTGTCCAAATGCTTTAGCACATCATCTTGTATATGATTGCCTTTTGTTTCTGTTGGTAAAATATCACATGACCATGCGTCATGTCCTTTTTCAACAAAGGCGTCTCTTACAACTCCAGAATATTCACAAGCAACCAATACTTTCATTTTTTATTTATATACATTACATAACTATCTGCTTTATGTCTAGGTAAAGAACTACTCCAAGAGCCTTTGCCTCTCCAATATTTTCTGTAAGTGTACACTTCTTTATTCAAGTATTGATTAATCATTTTTAAAAATAAACGACCTCTCCTATCATTGTGAACACCTTGAAAGATATAATTTTTATCTCTTCCATTTTGTCTTGTATACATTCTTAATTGAATATCATCAGTCATATTTTTCCTTTCTAATGTTTGTGATAACTAACATTCTTGACCTCTTTACTCCAACAAGCTCGGCAATCACGACACTCATTGTCTTGAAACCTAGATGGGCAATCATGTCCTATCGCTTGTTTGTTGTGATGTACTGTTGAAGTATAATCAAACTTCAATGGCTCTCCATCAATCATAGGGCTAGATACTCTAACCAAAAGATTATCTGGAAACTCTTTGTATATCTTGAGATAGTCAGATACAATCTTGACTTCTCTTGTTGGTAGCCAATGCTTGATTGTAGGTGTACCATTACAAACCATTACAATCTTTTCTAGCATAGCCATATCGGCAATGTCGCCACTATCAAACCAACGAAAGTATCCAGACTTGGCTGAATATCTGTTGACCATGAAAGTCATGGCTTCGACAAAACGTGGGTGTTTGAAAGCGTCAAACCT